GTAAATAAAATAGTCGAGGATCTCCCCCGGCATCATGTCCTGCATTTCACTGTAACGCAGCCCGGCGATCAGGCCGTAGCCGATCACCTTCCTGGCGGTCAGTCGGTACTCTCTTTTTTTTTGCGGATCTCCTCCAGCCCCAGATCCCGCTCGCCCTCGCTGCTGCTGTCCGTCTCCATGAACCAGCTCGCCGTGATCGCGGCCATCAGGGCCGCCCGGTGTGCTTTGATGTACAGCGGCGGGATGTTCTCCAGCAGCCAGTCCTCGGTGAGATCTGCGTCCTCGCCGGCGGCCTTCAGGCCCTCGTTGCCCAGGATCCTGAGCGCGTGGATCACCACGCCGCTGATCTTCCTGCTCTTCCGCAGCTGATCCATCAGCTCGTTGCAGTCCATGTCCATCTCGCTCTCGATCTGGATCTGAACTCGCATATCGTATTTCAGGGGGATCTCGCGCCCGCCAATGTTGACGCTCACCCGGTGGATCATGTTCGGCAGGATGCCGCCCGGCTGATCCTTCGCCTGCTCCTTCAGCTCAATGTTGACAGGCGATAACTGCTCCTTTGTCGCCATATGCCCTCCGATACAAACCATGGGGAGAGAGGATTGCTCCCCCCTCCCCGTGATTCATCAAATGTTCGCCTTGTTGTCCAGCCATGTCTCAGCGTCGGCCACCGTGGCGAACTCCTTCACGATAAAGTATTTCGCCTTGCCGCTGGCATCCAGGTAAGCGCCGAAGCCGGTGATGTTGCTGGTATCATGCTGCCAGCTGATCTGGCGCTCTTTCGTGTGCGCGTTGGCGTAAGAGCCAGGCGTGATCTGGGCCTTGTGATACCAGAAGGCGCGGATCTTCGTCGTGCCGTTGTTCAACATTTTGCGGACATAGCCGAAGCCGACCTGCGGCGCGGCGCCGTCGCTCGCTTCGTACTCGACATTGTCGCCGGTGCCGCTGGCTTCCCATCCGTACAGCTTCGCGGCGTTGGCGGCGTTGATGTAGTTGTTCTCGAGCGTGCCGCTGTAGCCGTTGATGCCGTTGTCGTTGTCCTGGATGATGTCCTCGCCGTAATCTGGGTTGTCGTTGTAATTAAACGTGATGGAAGCGTCAACCGCAGGGCCAACCAGGAAGCCCGTGCCGTAAGTGATCGCGGTTCCGTCGGTGTGGCTGGTGATCGGCGCTGCCACGAGGTGTAACATGCCCACAGCTGCCATTTGTTCGTCCTCCCGTTATTTTGTAATCTGTTCGATGCGCTCCTCCGCGGTGTTCCGCATCGCTTCCTCCGCGGCCTTGCGCCCCTTGCTGGCTGCCCGCCGGAAGATCGGCTGCTTTTTCATGAAGCTTGTGCCGCTGTTGATCGCGCGGGCAATCAGCATGACAGGCTTGGTCTTTCCGGCCACGTCGGCGTAGCCGTTCCCGGTCGGGCCGACGAGCGTTTCCACCTCGCTGCCGCTTCCCTGAAATTTCGCAATGCCGATGCTGCCCTGCAGCGCGGCTTTTTCCTCCGGGCTTGGCAGGCGCTGGTGGCCGTTGAAGGCGTAGCGGAACGGCTCCGTGCGGATGCTTGCGATCTCTGCTGTTAAGGTATCCGCCAGCGTGCCCGCGCCGTCAAACAAGGCGGCCTTGCTGATCCCTTCGATTTCTTCGGCGAGGGTTTCAAACATCTGCAGCTCGCTGTCCAGCCCCACGGTGACCATCTGCCCCGCCATCAGCCCGCCTCCGTTTCAAAAACGTACTCGCGGTGAAGCATCCGCGTCGCGCTGTCCACGCTCTGGCTGTTCAGGTACCATGCGCTCTCGCAATGATCCTCCAGGATCGCCTCGATGGCCTCCCACAGCGCCGGGCGGTTGCCATGCGTGTAAAGATCTACAGAGCCCTGCAAGGCCCGCGCTTGCTTCAGGTTGTCCCCGTCATCGCTCGGCGCTTCGAAGTCAATCTGCACGATGCCGTAATCGCCGCGCGGACGGGTGGCCCATTCGTACTCCGCAATCGGGATCTGCCCATTGTTGAGCAGGTCATCCCTTAAATCTTCATACACCCGGGCTCACCTCCACCGCGTTTCCGGTCACCCGCTGCAGCGTCAGCTCGATCTGGTCGCCCTCGTTCACGTAGGAGCGCAGCACACGCCAACGCTCGCCGCGGAAGTCCACCAGCTTCTCGTCATGGTACTCGAACGCGTGCGCAAGGATCAGCTTCAGCTCAGGATTCAGCCCTGCGGCCTGCGCCTGATAAACCTCGCTCTGTCCCACGCTGCGCACGTTGCAGTACACCCGGCGGGTGATCTCCTCCGGCGGGTCAAAAATCCCATGGGCGCCAGGATCCTCCGCGATCAGGTCACACACATCCGCCCGAACCATCAGCCCACCTCCGTCTCGAAATTGGTGTAGCCGGAGGCGTGCATCATGGTGACGATCTGATTCTCCCAGCTGGCGACAAGCCTGTCATGATCCGCGGGGCTTTGGAAGTTTGCGCGGGCGTAGGTCTTCACGGCCTGCAGCAGCAGCGCGTCCCCCGCGTCCACCAGTTCATCGACCAGTATCCCGCGAGTTCTCATGTCCGCCAGCGCGGCATCGATCAGATCCATGATCTCGCTGTCGTAATCGTCCACCGTCACCGCAAGCGACAACTTCACGGCGTCCAGCATTGTCGTGTCCGCCATTCTCCTCACCCCCTAACGGACAGGGCGGAGGCATTGCTGCCCCCGCCCGATTTCATCAGCCTATCAGGAAGCCGCCTTGGTGTAGCGCACCAGGCCGACGCCGGTGGGCTTGCCATCGCCCAGAGCCATGCCGCGGAACACGGTGGAACCAGTCCGGAAGGCCACGGAAGCGTCGCTTTCCACTTCCACATCCTTCGCGAAGTTCCACACATAGCCTTCCTTCAGGTCGCCGAAGATGATGTCGGTGCCGACGCCGTCCTCGATGATGACCGGGAAGCCGAACACGTTGTACTTCGCGGGCGCCTGCGGATCGGCGACGACCACGGGCTGCTTCTGGGTGGTGGTCACGTTCAGCACGTTGCCGTAGAACGTGGCGCGGCTCATCACGAAGCAGGCGTTGGGATCATACTGAGCCGGCAGGCTGCCGATGATGGTCAGCAGGTCGGCGTAGGTGATCGCGGCCTTGGTGTAGGTGCCCGTGGCGGTGATGGTAGCCAGGCCGGTGGGCTCGTTCGTGCCGGTGCCGGCGGCGACTTCAGCAGCCACCAGGCGGAAGAGCTTGTTGGCCAGGCGGTCAACCAGCCACTCCTCGAAAGCGGGAACAGCCATGGCCTTCACGTCCGCGGTGATCTCCACGGTCTTGATCAGCTTGTAGGCGCCCAGGGAAACAGGGGTCAGCGTGTCAGCGCCGTCGGTGGCAGCGGTGCCCATGGCAACCACAGCCGCGGCGTTGATCGTGCCTTCAACGGGCAGGATCACGTTGCCGGGGATGTGCATCACGTCGATCGCGTTCAGGATCGGGTAGAGCTCCATCTTGCCCCAGATCTTGTTCGCGGTCTCGGTGGGGATGGCAGCGATGGCAACGACGGCGGTACGCTCTTCAGCGGTCAGTTCCTTGCCCTGCAGATTCTTCAGGAAAGCCTCCCGGTATTCGGGAGAATTAACGGCAAAACGATTTTCCATTTTCTTGTCCTCCTCAATGATTTTCCGACCGTCCAGTTTGGCGGTCTCTTCAGCCTGCCGCGCTTCCTCAGCAGCGGCGGCCTTGCGGGTTTCCATCTCGGTCTGGATCGCTTCCATCTCGGCGATGCGCGCCTCCAGATCGTCATTGCTCAGCGCGTCCCGCTTCTCCGCGCTGGTCTCGTCGGTCAGCTCCGCCAGTCTGGCTTCAAGCTGCTCGGCGTTGAGTTCGGCAAAGTTCATTCCCCTTTGCCTCCTTCCGTCAGTTTGTTCAGCCTCTTCAGCAGCGCCGTCCGGCGTTCCTGTTCAGCCTGTGCGGCACGTTCTTCCGCCAGCTTCGCCTTTGCGCTCTCCAGCGAGATCCTCGCGCTCTCCAGCGCGGAATCTTCAGACGCGGCCTGGATGTCGGTGCCCTCATACGCCGGGAAGGCCACAGCGCTCACCTCGAACACCCGGGAGATGCTCGTGATGTGCCGCAGCGGCTGATCCGTGTCCAGATCGTCCCAGCTATCTTTATCAACGGTGAACATGAAGGACATCCCGGAAACGTCCCCACGCTTGACCGCCGAATAAAGCTCTTTCGCCCGCGGGTTCCCCTCAATGTCGAGATCCACGCGGATTTCCATGCCGCGCTCGGTGACGGAGAGCTGCATGGTGCTGTTTTCGTTGTTGTTCCGGCTGCGCGCCAGCGGGATCATGCCCGTGTCGTGCCCGACGAGGAAGCGCACGTCCCGGAGATCGGCGTTATCCAGCGCGCCGGGCTCGATCACCTCGCGGATCCAGCCGAGATCCGTCACCTGATTAAAGACGATGGGCGTACCCGTCAGCCTTCCGGCCCGGTCTTCCCTGCCCGTCTCCTCAGCCCGGATTTCAAAGTCCAGGCTGCGGACTTCCTTATTGTTCATCCTCTGTCCCTCCGTCCTTGCCTTCGTCGACCATGTAATATTCGCCGCGGATTGGTGCGTGCTGTCCGGCGCCGTCCGGCAGCGGTTCATAGTTGAACAGCTCGCGGATCTCATCGATCATCAGCACGCCGCGGTCGCCCAGCTCCTTGGCCATCTGGATCTTGCTTCCGGTGGCCATGTACTGCAGCCGGTTCGCCGTGAAGGTGATCCGGTTCCCGCCGTTCAGCTCGCGCTGGGTGAATGTCATCCGGCTCATGGCTTCCGACATCTTGATGGCGAAGACCTCGATGCAGCCGTTGAAGAAGGCGTCCAGGTCATCCCCGGATGCCCGATTCTGCAGCACAGCCTCGCTGACCCCGAAATAATTCATCACGTTGTCGCGGATCAGCTTCATCTGATCAGGATCGACCTTGTACCCCTCCTGCTTGATCTGCTGGATGTTCGAAAACTGATTCCCGAACAGCAGCAGACCGCCGGAGCCCTGCTGGAAGTTGTTCCGGTCGAAGCGCTCGCGCTCCTTCCGGAGATCCTCGTCGAAGGTCTTCCCGACCAGCTGCGCCATGAAGCGGAAGGTCGCGCTGTTCTTCACGCCCTCCTGGATGCCCTGGTTGATCATGTTCACCAGTTCCATGGTGGGCTGCAGCGCG